CCGATGTTGTTACCGCTACTCCATTAATTGTCGCTGTCGTTGATCCAGAATTAGATGTGAAGCCAGCCATAGCTGGCAACCACGGCAAAGTCTGAATGGTAAAATCTGTTATACCAGAAATTGTGTCATACGTCAGAAAATCTAACGTCACAAAGTCTGCATTCATACCATCAGGGATGCCCACTCCATTGTACAACCCGAACGGTCTCAACCGACAGTTGAGGTACGGGTCGCTCAATACATCTGGTGACAACTTCATTGACATCAAGCTCTGCTGGACCTTTTGCAAAGTCCCAGACAACTCGTTGGCCTGTGCTTGTCGCAATCTATCTCTTCCTGCTCTTTGTTTTCTACTTCTACTATTGTTTCCAGTTTTGGCCATTTTGCTATTTTTGTTTTTGGTAGTTCTACCTTTACTTTTGGGTTTGGCCATTTAGTGTTTTGGTTTTTGAAATTACGTGAAATTTTTCGTACTTTTGAATAAACTTGTGTAGGTGGGGAACCTTAGTGCCGCCGGCTAAGTCAGCTTCTATCATCCTCTGAGCATCTTGTCCAACATCGAACGCTACTGCAAAATCCTCCCTCGTCTGATCACGCACTGCACAGATTTTGATTTTATCTCTACCTGACAATGCGGCCGGCATACGTTCCACGAGAGTTGATGGTTTTGCAAGCTTCGACACCCTCAACAATGCTAAGGCAAACTCTTGGAGTATAGGCACTCCCTGGTTTACAGCTAACTCACACAATCCTAGCCCCGACCTATACCTATCAATGATTCTCTCATATTGCTTTTCACACACTACAGCTCTAGACATTACCCTAAACGGGTTTCTAACCATATACCAATCGCCCTCAACCCTAACCGGAGAGCATTGGCAATAACTAATCTTTCTAAAATCCTCGGCTGCTATGTCTAATTCCGTTTGCATATTAACTTGCGCCAACATGTTCAAATTATTGATTACTTTATCCTTATCCTCATATTCCACGACCAATACAGAATCATCACCATTGACGTGTATTCTGACATTGGATACCCCAATAACGTTGCAAAAAGCTCGTAAGATAGCATAGTTTGTTGCACTATTTCC